GCGAGATGCGTGTGACGAAAGTCCAGCCGCCAAGCCCGGCCGCATTGCCGCGCCAGCAGGCCCAGCCAGCGGAGCGCTGGTCGGCAACCGAATCCACCAGTGCCGCCGAAGTCAGGCGCCAGCGGCGCATGCTGGCGGCCAGGTTGGTCGCGGCCAACGTGGGGGTGGACACGGTGCCGACCGACGTGATGGGCAGGCCTTCGGTGGTTATCGTGGTGGTGACCGAAGGCGACCAGTTCGCGATCCGGTTGACCCCGAAGTGGGGTTGCAGCGGAAAATCCCGGCCGGAGGGCCGCATCACGTCGATCCACGGCGCACCAGCGCGGTTGCGGGCATAGACCGCAATCTTGCCAGAGGGCGGTGGCGGCGGCGCAGCACTGAGCCCCGGCAGGATTGTCGGCTGCGGCAGTTCCACTTGGCCATTGGTGCGATCCACCACGATGGCATCGAAGAAGGTGGAGCCATTCGGGCTGACCTTGAAGCTGAAATTGTCGTTCCCCAGCAGGCCGATCAGGGCTCGTGCCGAAAACCCGGTCTTGAAAGCAAAGGCGGCATCGTTTCCCGCGGCATTCTTATTGAACGTCGCCTCAATTCCGGCCCCGGCGTTATTGAAGAGCATCCGCGAAACTTTTCCAGCCGCGACAAGAGGTTTCTTACATTCGACACCTGCCACGTCGCTCCACGTCTTGTCAGCATTCCACGATTGTTCAGGGCCGCTGCGATAGCCCGCAGCGTCGTGATCCCTTGCGCGTTGATGTCCTCGACCACCGGAGCCAAATCCGCCGCGAACCTGTCCGCATTCTTCACAACCGTCGCCCGCAGCGCATCCCCGCCCTTCCCGGCCCGCCTAAGCGCCGCTGCCCCATTCGGATTGCCCAGCTTAACACCCCGCACCTTTGCGACCGCCAGCGCCTCCTTGGTGCGCCTTGAGATCGCCTCGCGCTCCTGTTGCGCCATAAGCGCCATGATCCCCACCGTCAGATCGTTCGCCTCGGGCATGTCCACGGCCAGGAACCGGACGCCGCTGTCCCGTAGCGTCAGCAGGAAGGCGGCGTTGCGGGACAGCCGGTCCAATTTGGCGATCACCAGCGTTGCGCCGGTCACCTTGGCGAGGTGCAGCGCCTTGGTCAGTTCCGGCCGGTTCGCAACTTTGCCGCTCTCGATCTCGGTGAACCGGCCGATCACGTCGGCATTGCGAGTTGCCGCAAAGGCTTCGATGGTGTTCCGCTGTGCCTCCAGCCCCAAACCGCTGGAGCCCTGCCGCGCGGTGGAGACCCGCTCGTAGGCGACGAACCTGCTGGATGGGACAGCACCGTTGACCATGTACACACCTGCCTGACGTTCGTTGCGCAGGTGTGAACGGTCTTCGCCGAGTATGGAAGTCGCAAGCCATTGGAACGGATTGGTAAATCAGTTGACAACCGGCGGCCTTTGATCCGTCGAGCGGGTGATGCGCGGCGCCACCGCGTGGCCCGCCACATCGCGCCGGGCCGGTGCCGTGATGAAGATGACGTCGATCTTGGGCACCACAATGCCCTGCGGCGGCAGCAGCGCCGCGACCCGGGAGCGCGAGGCTGGTGTCTTGAGCAGCAGCGGTGTCTCCTTCAACCGCTCCTCCGCCTCGACCCAGCGACCGCAGGCCTGGCAACAGGCGGCGAAGGCCGCCCGGTCGACGGTGGTCAGCACGCCCATGTCATGCAGGGTCGCGGCCATCAGGTGCCATTCCCGGCGCGCGGCATTGGATAGGTGGTCGGGGCACTCCGGGCATCCCTCAGGCGGCACCGGCTCGTCCGCATTGTAGCCACGCTTGCCGGGATTGCCGTCCATCAGACGCACGGCGGTGGGCTTGGGTTTGCGACATCTCATCATGGCTCGATCGGTGTCTGTCGGGACGTGGAGGAAGTTTGTCCGCGGTCAGCCGTCTTTGCATCCGTCACGTCGATCAGCATCTGCCGCTTTCGCGCGTCAATCCTGTCGAGCATATCCGTCAGCTTGCGCATTCCGTCCCCCACGACCGTAGCCGTCTCCACCGGAACATTATGCTCGATCGTGGCCGTTTCGCGCCAGCCAGCCTGGGTCTTGAGAAAGAAGATCATCAAGGTCGTGTCCCCGTCCCGCGCTTTAGCGATGAGCCCCTGCGCGATGGCACCGATGGCCTTGGCCTTGCCCCTTTTATACCGTTCTGCAATCTCCGGGTTTCGCTCCATCAGCGAGAAGAACGTCGTCCGGCCAATGCCGAAGTAATCCGCGATCTGGCCGGTGGTCAGCACTGCCGCCAAGGTCTCGACCTCGGCGATCTGCGTAGGCGTAAGGGTTTTGGTCGGCCGTGCCATGCGGTGCCTCTTCAATCGAGGTATGCGCTGGCTGGATCATATTCCCAGGGCTTCGGGCCAGAGGGAATGTTCACCGCAAGACGCGACCGCGATGACGGCGTCAGCCCCAACTCAGCCATGTAGCGCGCCATCAACTCACGCTCCTTGTTGGCAATTGTCAGCCATGGCGAGATCTGGACATAGCCCGCCGGGGTTTTCAGAAGCGGCGGTGTGTCCTGCAGCTTGCGCTCCGCCTCCACCCAACGGCCCCAGGACTGGCAGTAGACCGCAAGGGCAGCGCGATCGACCATGGTCAACAGCCCGATGCGGTTCAGATCGCGCGCAAGCCGCTTCCATTCCGCCTTGGCCGACGGCCCAAGATGTGCCGGACAGGTCGGCAAGTCTCCCTTGGGCGTTGGCTCAGCGTCTTTGATCGGGCGCCGCCCGGGATTGCCCTCCAGCAGCTTCAGATGCGTGGGCTTTGGCTTGCGGCCTCTCATCAGGTGGCCTCCCAGTGGTCTAGACTAAGCATCGCCGCCTCCGCAGTTTGTCGACTGTTCTGGCGGGCATTGCCACCTGCTGTGCGCTGCAACGATTTGTTCTGACGTGTCATTCGCGCGGTCCGCGCAGGGGATACCCGGTCGCCAATATCGCGCGTGTGAATGATGGGCTTCCCACACCGGTCCCTGCCCAAAAGGACACAGAAATCTGACCGCCCCCCGGGGTCAATGAACAGGCTGCCTGAAACATGCCGGGGCATTCGCGGTAATTGCGTATTTGTAGCCCGTGCCATCAGCGAGCCTCCCTGCCGCCGAGGCCAGCATCCGCTCGTGCACCATTCAACCGGACGAACACCCGCCGTAAGGCGTAGCTGCGTACCAGTGAGATGGAGGTGAAGGCGCAACTGATGACGATGTTCTGCGCCAAGGTTGCTTGCAGCCCGACCACTGGAAACAGCACAAGCTGCGTCAGAAAGGCCACCAGCCAGCCGAGGATCACATTGCTGACCGCCTCAACCGCTGACATCCCGCGGCTCTGCATCACGCCACCTCCTTGCTACGGGTTAGGTCATTGAACGCCGTCCCATCGCTTCGGATGGCCTGCTTGCCCGTAAACGCCTGCCACCGCTGGAGTGCGACATCGACATAGGCCGGATCAAGCTCGACCGCGTAGCAGATGCGTCCTGTGGTCTCTGCCGCGATGATCGTCGTGCCACTGCCGCAGAACGGCTCATAGACCGCCTGACCGGGGCTGGAATTGTTCAGCATCGGCCTGCGCATGCACTCGACCGGCCTTTGTGTGCCATGCACGGTCTGCGCATCCTGATCGCGGCTGGCGATGGTCCAGAGCGTCGTCTGCTTACGATCACCGGACCAGTGGCCCTTGGCCTTCTTACGGACCGCATACCAGCAGGGCTCGTGCTGCCAGTGGTAGTCGCCACGGCTCAGCACCAACCGTTCCTTGGCCCAGATGATCTGCGAGCGCACGTCAAAGCCCGACGCCACGAGGCTGTCGGCCACCGTGGTGGCGTGCAACGCGCCGTGCCAGACATAGGCCACTTCGCCCGGAAACAGCGCCCAGGCATCCCGCCAGTCGGCCCGGTCGTCATTGAGCACCTTGCCGGTCCGTTTGGTTTGGGAGGCGCCAGCCTTGTTGCGCCAGTCCGGATCATAGTTCACTCCATACGGAGGATCCGTGACCATCAGATGCGGGGTCACGCCAACGAGAAGTCGCGCCGAAACGTCGGCATTGGTAGCATCGCCGCAGACCAACCTATGCGAACCGAGGCATCAGAGATCGCCCGGCCGCGACACAGGATTGGCCGGCACCTCAGGGATCACATCCTCCGCTGGGTCCGGCGCATCGCCATGCAACAACCGGTCCAATTCTGCCGTCTCGAACCCAAGGTCGGTCAACTCGACGCCGAGGTCAGCCAGATCGCCCAGTTCCAGCGACAGCAATGCGTCATCCCAGCCCGCCTGCAAAGCCAGCCGGTTGTCGGCGAGGATATACGCCCGCTTCTGCGCCGCGCTCAGATGCGCAAGCTCAATTACCGGCACCGTCGCCAGCCCCAGCTTGCGCGCCGCCAGCACCCGACCATGCCCCGCGATGATGCCGTTCGCACCGTCGACCAATACAGGATTGGTGAACCCGTACTCCCGGATCGAGCCTGCGATCAGCGCCACCTGTGCGGGGCTGTGCGTACGGGCATTGCGCGCGTAGGGGATGAGCGCCTCGATCGGGCAATAGGTCAGCGCGAGGCCACCCTGTGCCTGCCCGGCGGTTAGTTCGCAAAGATGATCTGCCGTTGCCATGGTCGCTCCTACCCCCCCGGTCCGGCTATCTGCGGGCTCTTGGAGTATTTTGGGCAGTATAGCATAGCCACTAAATCATTGTAATCATGACATTTAAAGACACTCTGCGCCACTCGCCGCCATGTTGCGACAAGAGACAGGAAAATCGAAACTGACTGGCGTTGCCGCGCATTTTTCTTCGGGTGACGCGATGACACATCTGACGCCCAAAACCCAAACTTCCCTAACACGTGCGCGTACACAGAAGAGACAGGTTCTGTTTGTCCCGTCACATGTGTCACATGCGTCATCGACACGACCATTGACAGACCGTGACAACCTAGGCGTGAATGGAAAGGCTTGGATTTCTGCTGGGAGGCGGATTGGGACACATTCACTTGGGCCAGATGCCCGCGACCCGAAAGTGGAAGACTGTCGCCGATATGATCGAGCGTGGCTCTGCGATCAACGACATCGCGGCTGCAAGCGCGAAAGCCGCTGAGCGCGAATTGGCACGCGCTGCCGACGATCCGGTCTTTGTGGAGGCCGTGCGGCTATTGGCTCTCATCCCACAGGCAGCCAAGCAGGAAGGATTCGGCAAAGCCCTTTTGGCAATCGGCATCGACGCACCCGCGGACCCAAGCCTGATGGACCTCATGGTCGCCACAACGGCGGCGCTTGACCGATTTGCCATGCGCGAAGGGCATCGCAGCGACTTCGGCGAATTGAGTGCGCGTGCCTTGTCCGACAGCCTCGCTGCGGCGATCGGACCGCGTCTGCCCGGTCTCTTTGCGCCCAATGCGGCACAAGTGCAGATGGAGGCGGCACGACTTGCGCGCAGCGACGCATTCTCCAGCCTCGCACGCCATTTCTTTGGGCGACTCGTGTCCGAGACGTTGCAGTCCTGGCTGTCGCGAAAGCTATCGGCAAACGTCGGTCAGGATCGCGCATTTTCCAGTGCGGGGGATCGTTCGGCATTTGACTCGGCACTCTCCCAGTACTGCAGCGAGGCCACGCAGATCATCAAGGTGTTCGCTGGCGGTTGGTACGGCAAGACAATCTACCGGGATGGAACAATCACATCCGAGCGCGCGGCGGCATTCGGGGCAGTGGCATTCAAGAAGATCAACGAGGAACTGAGCCGGAAGAGGTCGCCGGATGAGTGAAACGCTTGTCCGGATCCTCGATGCGAGAGGCCGACTTGAGCGCAAGATAGACATTCGCGTGAACGGGCATGATGCGGACTTTACGATGCAATCTGGCAAGCTTGCTGCGCGCTTTTTCAGAAACATCGATGACAGGCTTTCCGACTTGATCGACATTGCGGGCAGCATCTTTGCTGCCGACAGTCGCATCAGTCGAGGTGGGCCAACCCGATCGGACTTCGGCGCACACTGGCGCAGGCGCCTGCAATTCAGGTTTTCTGTTCGCGATCCAGAGTTCTGGAGCCAAGCAAGAGTGTCCGAAGCGCTCAGAGCGGCGGTTCAGTTCATGTCGGACGATATTCTGGAAATCGAATTTATACGCGCCAAAGATCTAGCACCTGTCCAAAACGTTCTGGATGTCGGCCGCGATAGCCCAGTTTTTACGGCCGATGATGTTATCATGTTCTCAGGCGGTCTCGATTCCCTCACAGGCGCGTTCGAGAAACTCAGCAAGAGCACTGCCAATGTCATCCTGATTTCCCATTCCTCCGCCCCAAAACGTGACAAATATCCCAGAGAACTGTTTGCGGAATTGGACCGGCAATTTAAGGGCAGAATTTTGTGGATCCCAGTTGTCGGCCGTCTGAAGAGTTGCGACGCAAAGGAGAGCACACAGCGAACGCGGTCGTTCCTCTTCGCCTGCCTTGGCTATGTTGCAGCCCAACTTTCCGGCGCTCGGAATTTGCATTTCTACGAGAACGGCATCGTCAGCGCAAACCTTCCGATCAGCCCGCAGGTGATTGGCAGCATGGCCAGCCGTACGACGCATCCTCAGACCCTGTCCGCAATCGATGCTCTGTTGAAACTCGTGTCACCAGACGAGGTGAAACTCGGCAACCCCTTCGGCAATCTCACGAAAGCTCAGGTTGTCGGCCGACTCGGCGACTTTGGTGGTGCAGACCTTATCCGCCGGACAGTGAGTTGCAGTCATGTCTGGGAGCGGACCATTCTCCATCCGCATTGCGGAGCATGCAGCCAATGCCTTGATCGACGGTTTGGTATTCTTGCTGCAGGGCTGGACATTTACGATCCAATTGACGGCTATGAAATTGATGTGCTGGCAGGGCCCAGGCCGACCGAGCAATCGCGCGTGCTTGCGCTCGATTGGACACGGCATGCCCTGCGCCTGACAACCATGTCGGATCTGGATTTTGCGAAGCTGTTCGGAAATGAACTCGCACGATTGGCCGATGGTCACCCCGGCGCCTCATCTTCTGAAACCGCACGGTCCATCGTTGCAATGCATAGATTGCATGGCGAGGGAGTGAAGCGTGCATTGTCGCAGGCTTCTGCCACGCAAAGTTCAAAACTTATTGATCAAAGTCTGCCGCCTACTTCCCTTTTGCGCATGGTCGTCGCGGAACAGACTGCGATCATCCCAGTGCAAGCATCGGTCACCATGCCATTCGACATTGATGACGTAACTTCGGTCTCCATAGATGATGACGCCGGTATGAAGGTGACGATTTCGGGGTCAGCAAAATATGGGTCCGTCAAGATCGATGGGCTTGGCCAGATAGACGGCGTCAATGCGACCCCGGCGTGGGCGCTCGCCAAATGGTTTCTCGAAGACAAGGCTGCGAAGATCGAGTCTGATGACTTCCGTTTTGTCCCGGGGGGCGAGCTTTCACAAATTCTTGACGTGTCAAAGACTGCGCTCAGGGGACGCGTGAAGCGGCTGCGGGACGGCTTCGCGGACTTTTACAAGGCGATTGAGGATTGCCCGCCGTCAGACCATATCCTGATCAAGTCAGGGAATGGACAGAATTACCGAATCGATCCTTATTGCAGCCTGCAAATCGACGGTGATGCATCGGAATAAGCCGCGCCGTGTAACGCTTTTCGTCCTGTTGTAACGCCTCGGCATTTGACAATCCCAAATTTCGAATTTTAGGGCGTTTCGCGTAACGCAATAGAGCCAGGCGCGTAACGCCACTGCAATGTCTACGATCCCAGGTGTGCCATATACTCATGACTGAGAATTTCAATTCGCAGTGACCACGAGGTATCGCAATGACGCACTCCAATGCAACAACCGAACCGCCGGGCAAACCTTTGGTCACGGAGGCAGAGCTTGGAGTACGCTGGCGGGTGTCGCGACGCACGCTGCAGCGTCTTCGGTTTCGGGGTGACTTGCCGGAATCTTTCCGGGTCGGCCGGAAGATCCTTTACCGCCTTGATGTGATCATCGCGTTCGAAGCGGCCTCTCCGAATGCGAGGGAGGCGTGCTGATGGATCACACACCGATGATCACTTTCGATCCGGAGATGATCACGCGCCACGTCGACCTGCTGTTTCGCGGCACCGACGGTTTCGTGCCGGTCCGCATCCTGAAGGAAAAGGACGGCACTGATGTCAGGAACATCCTCCCGTTCGAGCCTGTTGCGCCCGATCTCGCGTCCCGTGTCATTGCCCGCGCCGAAAGTGCTGCGACCACCGGGGCCGGGACATTTGCGGTGCCGGGCACAGTCAGCAAGATCGGCAGCGCAAAGGCCCGAGATGTCGTGCAGATGACCTGCTTGTTGGTCGATCTGGACAAGGGCAACATCGCCACAGCAAAAATGCATCTCGAGGCGCAGCTTGGACAGGCGTCAATGGTTGTGGCGTCCGGCGGCCTGACCGATGAAGGTCAGCCCCGCCTCCACCTCTACTGGAGACTTTCGGAGGTCGTGAGCGGCGAACATCTCGCGCGGCTTTGCGCGTTGCGGGCCATTCTTGCGGCCAAGGTCGGCGGAGATGCGGCTTTTGCCAGCGCGCATCAGCCCATCCGACTTGCGGGAACCATTTATGGCAAGTCCAGGGTTCAGCGACTTGTAGAGATCATTGATCAGGCAGACGTCGTCTACGTGATGTCCGACATCGACCATGCGGTTTGCGCGATGCCGTCGTTGGGCGGCTTGCCCAATTCGCCCCCGAAGATCGACACCGGAAGCAAGGGGCCCACCGCCGCTGATCTCAAACTCACCAGAATTCGGTTCGATAACCGTGACGAAATCAGCAGATTTACCGCCGTCGGCAAAGTGATCGGTCATTGGCTGCACGTCTTTCGGTCCGGCCGCGTCACGCTTGAAGACGCGTGGGTTCATGTACAGGAGCATAACGCTGCCTGCATAGAACCACCGTGGAAATTGATCAGACTGCGGACGAGTTTTGATGCCCTGTTGAAACGCGACATCGACACCCATGGTCCAATGCCCACCCTGGGAAAGTTGATCGCAGCCTCGGACGTGGGCGAGGAACAGACGTCTGAAGATGCAGGAGCGCCGTCAGCAGGTGGTCTGCCCGAAGCGGTTTTCTTGAGTGACGATGATGTGGCTGATCGCTTCGTCATGCGCTCGCGCAACGAACTGCGGTTTGTCCCGGCGCGAGGTGCCTGGATGGTCTGGACAGGCCGTCTCTGGAAACAAGACGAAACGCGGGTCGCAGTCGACCGCGTCCGCATGATCTGCCGCGTGACCGCGGGCTCGGTTAATGACGAAAGGATGGCGCGTAAGCTTTGCGCCGAACGGACGATCAACGCGGTCGAGAAACTCGCCCGCACGGACCCGCGCATTGCCGAGCCAGCGTCCGTCTGGGACCGGGGCGACATGATCATCAATACGCCCGCGGGCACGCTGAATCTCGCCACTGGCGAAATGTGCCCTCATTCGTCGCGTGATCTTCTGACAAGGATATCCAAAGCCTCACCCGCAGGCGAATGTCTCCGCTGGGAGCAGTTTCTGGGCGAAGTCACGGACGGCAAAGCAGGCCTTGCAGATTACCTGCAGCGAATCGCCGGTTATTGCCTGACCGGAAGCATGACGGAACACGCCTTCTTCTTTCTGCACGGCACCGGGGCTAACGGCAAAAGCGTCTTCATCGATGCCCTGTCCCATGTGCTTGGCGACTATGCGGCAACGGCCCCGCTGGACACATTCACTTCCTCAAATGGCGACCGCCATCCGACCGATCTGGCAGGATTGGCAACAGCCAGGGCGGTTTTTGTGACCGAAACCGAACAAGGACGCCCGTGGGCGGAAAGCCGCATCAAGGCCATCACGGGCGGGGACATTCTGCGCGTCAGGTTCCTCTATCGCGACTTCTTTGAGATTCAGCCCACCTTCAAGATCCTGGTGGCAGGCAACACCCGGCCGCG